TGCCTAGCTAACGACGGTAAACAGTCAAGTGACCGCATTCTTTCGGCTATCCGTAAGGGGGTAGAGCTTAGTCCGCACCTCGATTGGGAGATCACCAAGACCCGTATCGTACTCCCAACCGGTACATTCATCGAGGCAATCCCGTGTGATCCTACAGGCCAGGCCGGTGCTAACCCTGGTGTGACTGTGTGGTCAGAAATGTGGGGGTTTCGACATGAGTACAAGGAGCGCCTCTGGACGGAGATGACTGTACCTCCGACACGTTACGGTAAAGCGTTCCGATTAGTCGAATCGTACGCAGGATACTCAGGCGAGAGTAACGTACTAGAGCACCTTTACGACGTAGGAGTACGCCATGGGATGCGACATCCACTCTTTCCTGACATCCCAGTATACATCAACATCCCAGCACGTACGTTTGTCTACTGGGATACCGGAGAAGCTGCGCGTAGAATGCCGTGGCAGACTCCTGAGTACTACTCAGAGGAGTCCCAGCTGCTTACTCCGTCGGAGTATGGACGTATTCACGAGAACATCTGGGCAGAGGCTCTTGACAAAGCGATCCCGTTAGCATGGTGGGATCGACTCGAAGACGCAGTAATTGACGGTGAGAGACTGCCTCCGATTGAGCGGAACGAGCCCGTGGTGCTGGGTGTAGACGCTTCGGTGTCACAAGACTGCTGTGCGATGATAGCAGTAACACGACACCCAAAGCGTCACAAGGACACGGCAGTACGCATAGTAAGGGTGTGGGAACCGCCTCGAGGCGGAGCTATCGACTACTCTGTAACTCTAGAGCCTGCGATCCGCGAGATGTGTTCCGCGTACAACGTCGTCGAGGTGACTTACGACAAGTACCAACTACACATGCTGATGACTAATCTACGTCGCGACGGTGTCTCACGCATGTTCCAATTTGATCAGGGACCGCGAAGGGCTCTTGCAGATAAGCAGCTTTTTGACAAGATTGTGCGTCGTGAGATCGTGCATAACGGCGATGCGGTCCTAAGGGCACACGTTAACAACGCAGCTGCCGCCACCAAGAACGAGAAGTACAGGTTCGTGAAGATGACAGCGTCGCTACTGCAGGGCATTACCGCCAAGCCAATCGATGCCCTGGTTGCGACTTCGATGGCAGACTACGAGGCATCGAGGTTGAACATATGACAACTAGTACCAGTATGAGCGTGCGACGTCCTTCCCAGAGAATGTATACCGTACAGGCTCCGGGAACCTTCGGTACTTCTGGATTGCTAAGCCAATCTGTAGCACACACGTTCTCGTGGATGATAGGTGCGACACTTACCACGGCGCCCGCCTGGTGGTCCAAGATGCGTGACGACTGGCTAGCAGGGTTTCCGAGGTGGGAAGGCAATGACCTTCTAGCCGGCGCACTTTCGACGTTGGTTGCGAAGATCGCATCGGCGAACTTCTTCCTGGAAGGTCCACAAGACTTGGCAGAGACCTATATGAACATCCTACTGGAGCAAGCAGACTTCGGTAGGGGATGGAGTTCGTTCATCTCGAAGCTAGCCTATGGATACTTGTGTCGTGACGGTGGTGGAATGGCCGAGCGGCTACGAGCCTCTGCATCGGATCATGAAGGTCCTGCATCCGGATTTGCGCATCTCGACGAGTCTCGTTGTCTATATACGGGTGATCCCGAATACCCAGTGATATACACCAACGAGAAGGGTATCACCGTTCGCATGCACAAGTCGCAGGTGATTCGCATTACCGACATGCCGTCGGGTAAGACCGAAGATCTGGGCATGGGATTCTGCTCGGTAAGTCGTGCCATCTCAACAGCAAACATCCTCATGGACCTAGTCAAGTACAAGCGCGAGAGGTTGAGTGATCTGCCACCTGCAGGCATCTTGTTCATCAACAACATGACCGAGTCGCAGTGGGAAGACGTCGTCACTAAGTACGACGCGAGGCAACGTAATCAAGGCAACACGGTATGGAAGGACTTGTTGGTCGCCGTAGGACTTGACCCCGAGTATCAGGTTGGGGCGGAGCTGTTCGAACTCTCCAAACTATGGGACACGTACGATGAGCAGACGTTCACGGAGCTTGCTATCTTCACTTTCTCGTTGGCATTCCGAGTTGATGCTCGTGAGTTCTGGCCGGTTTCGTCTGGTCAACTTGGCACCGCAACCGAAGCAAAGGTTCAGCACCTTAAGGCGAAGGCGAAGGGCGAGGGCATAATCTTCACGGAGATCGAGAGGCAGTTCAACAACACGCTTTCGCTACCGCCCCAGCTAGCCTTCAAGTTCGACTTCCGCGACTCCGATGAGGACCTGCAACAGGCCGAGATTGAAAAGGCACAGATCGCGAACATTCGCAGTCTATGGGAGAGCTCGCCCAATCGCCAAGCACTCGGTGGCCGTCCTCAGGATTCCAACGATCCGGGCAGAGGCGGCAGGAATGGACGGGGTAACGAAGATGCAGGCGGCGAAGGGGACGAAGAGACACCCTCCGCGGATCGGAAAGAGCGACAAGATGGAAGGCCCCAACCCCCTGTGCAGACGCGGAGGGCTTTCGGCAGAGACGGCGAGGGTGAGGGAGGAAGCATCGAACCGCAGAACATGCGTGAGAGTACTACGGAATTGAATGAGGGTATGATCTCTACCGAGGAAGCGCGCTTGTTGCTGGTGCGTAGGGGGCTAATTCCTGCCGAATTCGTGGCAAATGCGCCGTCGGATCGTAGTCGAGTGTATGCAGTCCGCAACTGGGGTCCTAGAGTTCGAGTGTCGCGCTACGGAAGGGTTGAGCGCATTCTGTGACAGTTATGTGGCGCGTGTTCAAGTCACGTGGAGCATACATAAACGTTCAGGGCTTCGAACGTAGTGTCCGAACGAATATGGAACAGGCTGTTGGGCCGTTGCTACTACGTGAACACGAGGCGATCGTCAAGGATTGGAAGCGAAAGCCGCAGTTTGCAGTGACTACTCGCGTCGATGTTAAAGGGATCTCTGTAACTGTTGCGCCGATGCGTACGTCGTTAGTGGCTCGTGTGTGGTTCTGGTTGACCTACGGTGTCAAGGGTAAGTGGATGACGCCGTTGAAATCGCACGGCAAGGCTATGATGTGGCGAGCTACAGGGGCGCAACACGCCAGTCTAAATCGTGTCGGTAAGCCGTCCAACGCTCGTGGACTTGTCTTTACGAAGCGTTTTTGGTGGCCAGGCATCCGAGCACGTCACTTTGAGGTAGATATTGCACGTCGAGTATACCCGGAGTTCCGACGTCAGGCAGAGAATATCTTACGCCGGGCCGTGCGAGCGGCTCGGCTAACACAGGGAGGATGTTATATATGCCGTACTCAGGAGTACCAGACAACTTGACTGCAAAGATGGAGTCATGCGTAACGAAGGCGATGGCGGATGGTCACAAGAAGGGCGACGCCGTAGCCATCTGCAAGGCCCAGATCATGAAGAAGAAGTCAATCATCATCCCGTTGGGCGGCTCTGTGTATAATCAGGTGCTGGAGCCGGCCACGCGGATTGCCACTGTAAGTGATGGTGGATTGGTAGTTCCTACGAGTCGATTCCGCGCCTACGGCGTGCTCTTCGGGAGCCCGACGCAGCGAGATCTGTACGGGACATGGTTCGACAAGAACACTCGGTACTACCTGGGGTGGTATCGTACACTTCCGTGGCTATACCATCATGGAATGAATCCCATGCTACGTGCTGAGGGTATCCAGAAGATCGGCGAGTGGGACACCTTCGGCATGGACGATGTCGGCGTGTTTCTCGAAGGCGAGCTAGACCTGCGCCATAAGTATGCGGAAGCATTGGTCAAGCTCGCGAATGCAGGGTTGCTGTTCCCGTCGTCGGGGACGTTGGAGTATGCAGCACGCATCTCTGACGACGGTTATGTGCAAGAGTGGCCGATCGTAGAAGTATCTTCGACGGTCTCTCCAGGAGAATGGCGTGCGGGTGCTATAACACCTGAAGTTCGTAGTGCCTTCGCCACGCTATCTCAGCTCGAACCTACAACAGGAGGTATATTCACAATGGCAGGATTCGGTGACAGGGTCAGAGAGTTGCTTGGTCATCGAGCCGTCTCCGATGGGGGTGGAGAGACTGTGGTTTCCCCCGT